CCGGTGCTTGCATCGGTTCTCACTAAAACCGAAAGGAAGTAAGGTGCCTTACGTGACGCAAGAACGCCAGCTTACGCCGGCGATCGACACGTTCTCTTTGCCTCCTGATAACCCAACTAATTGTTGGGTATCAGTAGGGTACTACGAAATTCGTAATCGTAGCACCAACGCTTTGCTCTCAACCCATCAATTGGTTGGGGGCACAGCAGGCTCTGAGTTTACGTTAGGCAAGCAGACGACCACATCGTGGCGAACTGGAAAGTCGCTCGATGGGTTAGTAGATGCAAATCGTCAGCTCTCCGGTAAGGAGTTGCGTGACCTGATCCTTCGCGGACAGGACACTAGTGACGGTACCTTAGGTTCTGCCTTTGAGCGTGGTCGATTTACCAATCGCCACGACTCTGGGCACAACTTCTCGTCCATCACTACTGATTTACGATCACGGTTCGGCTTCGATAAAGCCGGATGGATCCGCATTGAGGGCTTAGAGCGCGCTGTAAGCGCTACTCTGAAGCATGTCCTGTACTATTATGGTCCAGGACCCTCACGTGGAACTATCCCCGTGCCCGATGCTTCCATCGCTAAGTCCGTTCGCAATGCGAATGGAACTCAGTGGATGGCTCGGCTTGCTCCTACTCGACCTCATTTCAATCTCTCCAGGGCAATCCTTGAATTATTCAAGGACGGCCTCCCGGCCCTCGCTCTCCGAAATATCATCAATTCTGGTGGTAATATCGGAAAAGGGCTGGGTGGAGAGTACCTCAATTTACAATTCGGTGTTATACCGCTTGTAAAGGACGTACGCAACTTCCTGGAAGCTATCAACAGTCTCGGTCCTCAGATCGAGCAGTTGAAACGCGACTCAGGGCGTATGGTCCGCCGAAAGGCGTGGAATGAGCCTGAGGTCGTTGATTCCTGGACATCGCAGACGGGTTCTTGGAACTTTAGCGTGAAAGCGCTAACTGGTCCATCCCCGTATAGCATGTCTGGGTTTATCAATACCTCATCTGCATCAACGCAAAGACTTACTCGTTCTATAACGAACAAGGGCTTTGCCGGCGCTTTCTCCTATTTCTTTCCTGACGACAGTCAGGATGATTTAGTAGGTCGCATCCTTAACAAAATGCGTATTAACGAGATTCTTCTCGGTACTACAACTGATGCTTCGGATGTGTACGCCGTAGTTCCTTACTCCTGGCTTGTTGATTGGTTCGCAGATCTTGGTTCTCTTTTGGAGATCAATGACCTGCTCGCCTCCAACGGCCTGGTGATGCCGTATGGGTATGGGATGATTAATCAAACCATTACCAATACAGTATTCGTCTCCGGTCTACGTACTCATTTGGGTGCTCCTCTCCCCTCATATTTTTATGAGACGAGTGCATCCTCTAAGTACCGCGACCGGGGGACACCTTACGGTTTTGCCCTAGATCCTGGTAGCTTTTCTGACTATCAGTGGTCTATCTTGATAGCCCTGGGCTTAGCCCGGGGTAGATCAATCAGAGTTAACGAGTAAATTGCTCGCTAACTTCACATCTAGCCAGGAGTTCGCATGTCACTAGCTTCACCTCAATCCGTTACGTACGGTGGTTCCGCAAAGTCTCTTCCATCCATTGGAGGAGACCTCACGGTGGGCGAGTATCAGACTGCTGACGGGACGCTCAAGCTCTCCGTTTCCGACACCTACAAGGGTCGGACTCGAAGGGTTGCGCGTCTCGACTTCAAGAAGATCACCGCCTCCACCTTCAACCCCTCGACGAATGTTGAGGTCAAGTGGTCCTGCTACCTCGTTCTCGACGTCCCAGCCAACAATGTTGACTCGGCCGAACAGATCGATAGCATCAAGGCTCTTGCCTCATGGCTGGCTGCCAGCAGCTACGCTGTTGTCACCCAGATCGTCGGTGGTGAAAAGTAGGGAGTTTACCCTACTGTACGTAAGTGGGCGGCCGGAGATTTTCTCCGGTCGCCCACAACGGGGTGAAGCATTGACAGGCCTCTCGGATCTTCTACCAATTAAAATTGGAGATGATGAAAAGCCTGAACATGCTCCTGCAACTCATTACCAAGGATCTTGGTGTGAGATGTGGCACAAGCACCGCTCACGATATAAAATATATCGAGAGGCGAGTCGAAGCGGAGGGCATGTCGTTTTTAACGATAACCCTCCCCACCTTTTGCAGAGGGTTTGAAAAAGCCCTCTCTCAAGGTATGTCTGACTCCAGCCTTTACCCCGGTTTTAAGGGTAAGGGAGGTCTCCCGGCATTTCTGTCAGGTTTCCTTTGTCAGATTTTCGACTCTGGTTCTGGTCGCTTGCTCGACGATCCATCATTGGCAGCTATCTTCGCTGTGAGGCAGATTACTCTGCTTTACAAGAAGATAGAACTCACATGCGATCCTTCGCGTGTGAAATCCGCCTTTGATAGTTTCGTTGAGTGTAACAACGAAGTTGGTGAGTGGAATGATCGACATGTAGCTGATGAAGATCAGCTGCGTGTCACCTTTCGTTCTGCCTCACTACGTCTTTGGGGTTCTGTTTTTTCACAGATCGATCAATCCGTTTATTACGGAGAGATTACACCCAAACACGGTCCCGGCGCGGTAGCCGATAGATTCACATCTAATCGGAGATACAAATTACCGTACTGGCACTCTCGCCTTGAAACCTACTTTCCGGCATTAGGAAATTTATTTCCTAATAACGGTTGGTATCAGTCTCTAGATGAGATCAACTTCGTGGAACCTGAGATGGAGTTACCTGTTAGGGTAATCTCCGTTCCTAAAACGATGAAGACACCACGTATCATTGCTCTTGAGCCTGCGTGTATGCAATATACACAGCAGGCTCTACTACGAGCTATGAAGAAGGAGATCCGCAAAAATGACAATTCGCGGAACTTTGTGTGTTTTGACTCGCAAGAGCCAAATCGTTCACTCGCTCGAAAAGGATCAATCGATGGGTCTTTGTCGACCCTCGATCTATCCGAAGCTAGTGACCGTGTCTCCATTCTGCATGTAAAGGATTTACTCTTCTACTTTCCTCACTTACGAGAGGCAGTATTAGCTTGCAGATCCTTGAAGGCAGACGTCCCATTTAGTGGAGTTATCTCCTTAAATAGGTTCGCGTCTATGGGTTCAGCCCTCACTTTCCCTATTGAGTCGTTTGTTTTTGCGACTCTATGTATCATAGGGATTGAGAGCCAGCTCAAGCGCCAGCTTACGACCGAAGAGGTTTCAACCTATTTCAGTCGTGTGCGCGTCTATGGGGATGACATTATCGTCCCCACAGAATTTGTGATTTCTGTTATTAACACTCTTGAGGCCTATGGTCTCAAGGTCAATCACCACAAGTCTTTCTGGACTGGGAAGTTCAGAGAGTCGTGTGGTGGGGATTTTTACGCCGGTCATGACATTAAAGTTGTCAAGGTTGGGCGTAAATTCCCTAATAACAGAGGCGATGTTGAGGATCTTGTTTCTACAGTCGAGTTACGAAATAGGCTTGCCTCTTCGAGGTATACCGACTTTCCCTCCGCTGTAGATTACCTAGATACAATCCTGTGTCGGATAATACCGATGCCCGAAGTATCTCGGGACAGCATGATCCTAGGCAGAGTTGTACCCTTTCCTCAACCAACTGGGTACTGCGAGAAGCGATTCATCCCTCTTGTCAAGGGATGCTTCGTTTCCTATGACTATCGTGTCGATAGACTCGATGGTCATGGAGCCTTGATGAAATTCTTTTTGAAACAGGGGAAACCCCGATCAAAGGATCATCTCTACAAAGCTGGACGTCCCATATCGTCCCACATAAAATATGGGTGGG